AATCAGAAACTACCACCTCTGCCTTTGTAGATTCTGGCATATCATCTGGAATCCATTCCAAGAATTTTTTAAATATCACGTTCAAATACCTATAGTAGATTGTGATTGCACATCTAATGCACGTTTTTGCAAGTATTTATTGTATAAAGAATCACAATCAACATGTATACGCAAACTTCTGCCAATCATCTGAACAAATAAAGCTGGTGACATAGTTGGACGAGCCAATACAATACAATCAATTCTAGGAGCATCAAAACCAATGCTGAGCTGTGTCACATTTACTAAGATTCTAGCTACACCTGACTTGAACCTATCTACTCGATCGCGCCAAGTATCTTTGTCTAATTTAGAGTGTACCGCTTCGCAACCTAAAAACTCCGCCAAAGCTTCAGCGTGTTCAATCGTAACCGCGAAAACCATTATTGACTTTCTAGCTTGAGCATGTTCATCAATGGCTTGTTTAACCGATCCCATGTGATATTCTTTAATCATCTCATCACTTAAATCACCAATATTAAACTCACCTGCACTTTTCTTGACCTTGGACAAGTCAGGCGAACAAGCCATTTTATAACGATAGGGTGATAAATAACCGATTTCAATCATTTGGTCTAGAGTCGTATAATGAACTAAATCAGCCCATCTTTTATCATCTCCATAAATATAACCCTCGCCAAGTCTAAAAGGTGTTCCAGTGACACCTAAGACCCTTAAGCGTGGATTCTGAGCTAGGCAATGTTTTATTATCTTTAAATAATCGTCATTTTTGCCCATAACATGGACCTCATCAATAATTATGAGGTTTATATCGACTAACCTATCTAAAGCCCTTACAATTGATTGTTTAGTCCCTATCGTTACTGTCTTAATTTCTTTTCTACCTAAGCCAGCGCCAAAAATACCGCAATCAATTTCAGGGGCTACCGCTTTAAGCTTTTCCTCAGTCTGAAGGACTAGCTCTTGTAGGTGCGCTAAGAATAAGCATTTAGCCCCCCATTTCTGTACCGCCTTCTGAATGAGCGCAGAAGCTAGAATTGTCTTCCCGAAAGCTACCGGAGCCTGAACTAGATGGTAAGTACCGCCACTTTTGAAGGAAGAAATTACCGATTCTAAGCATTCTTCTTGGATTGGTCGTAATTTTACAGACATAATTTACCTCTAAAAGTCAGCAAACATAAGGGGTTAACCGATATTACCTTTTTCAGAGTCAGTCTTTTTATATATAGAGATGTGTATGTATGTGTTTTTCTATATATAACTCTTACTATTAAAAAAGGTAATAAGGTAATAAAACGCAACGAAGCCTTATGAACACTCATTTTTTCAGCTCCTCAATTCGGTAATTTTCGGGTAAACGTCCGACAATTAAAGTTTTGACACAATTATCATTTACTGCTCTAGTTGTGTACTCAGAGTCGAATATACCAGCAAGCGCATCATTATTAGGGTATTTCTTAAAGAAGCTTTTAGATTTTTCGTCGGCATATTCTTTAAGGGCCATTCTGAAAAAAGTCTTAGGGCTTTTGATATGGTAGCCTATTTCGTCCTCAAAAAGTAGAAATTCTTTAAAATCTCGCCTTTCCTTTAGTATTTCATTGACTAGGTAGCCTTCTTTATTCGTAACCTCTGCGATAATATTATACACTATTGTTTTAGCTAGTTCTGAAATATCTTTCATCTTAGACTTTTTGTATTTCTTTTTAAAGGCTATGACTGATTGATTAGCTATTCTTTGCAATGAGTCGCTACTTTCCCAGCTCTTGAGCTTATCCAATATAAATGTAAATATCATCTTCTGCCACATGTATTGAGCGCTTGATGCGTCTAGACCGCTTTTATCTAGCCAGTTCCTGAAATTAAACTTTCCTTGATAGTGAATATTTATTACTCTATTATCTATTTGCTTATCGACTCCTTGAGTCAGGTCACTTATTTCATTGTCACTACTTAAAATCTGCAGTGGTTTATCTAACTCAACACGACCGCCGTAATTCATACGGTATGGGAGGGACGCGTTTTTCATATCTGCGCTAAATTTGGTAGCCTCATCTATAAAGAAGAATAACATTTTGCCCCATCGGTCTGGGCCATCACCTACGAAGTCATTTTCTTTGACTTCGGCATGAGTTACGAAAATATAATCTTTTGATTCTCGACTACCTAGAAAAAAGGTTTTACCTGTGTCGCTGTGTTCTCTTAACCAAATACAATTTGATTTCTCGAATACAAACTTTAGAGCTAGAGCATATTCATAAATATCAAACATGTATTTATAGTTCTCATCAACTACCTTTTGAAAATCTTCACTAATCTCAATATGATTAACTTTCTTGAGTTGGTTTTGAATCATTTCTTCAATTGACACATGGCAAACTGCTTCATATTTACCGTTATCGAGCTTCATCATTGTGTAGTTAGTTTTACCGCTTGGCATAACTCTTGTGACAAGTTTTTCTATTTCTGCATACTTGTGAATACGTTCGTAAATATTTGACTCTTCTAGTTTGTTTTCCTCTGCTATGAGTTTAACTAGGGGAGTCATTTCTTGCGCTGGCATTGGTCGTAAATCCTTACCGTCAATACACATATAGTTATAGCCTTTAGCTGAAGCAATACACATTATTCTTTTCATCTTTTCCTTGGCTTGTCCTATATCGCCATCCTCAACAACGTTTACCATCATTGAAGTTTTTCTAGCCTTATCTAGTTTAGCTTCAGTGATATTGTTTTGTTTCATAATGGCAAGTTTTTCAATCTCCCAATTGAGCTTATTTAGGCCAGCTATATATTTAGACTCTTCTAGAATTATCTCTCTAGCTTCTATCTCGTTACTTATACCGTCAAGCTTTTCTAATAACGGTGAGGTTTTATCCTCTATTTCTTCTAAATCAAACATTGTTTTTTCACTTCCTCTAATCCTTCTAAATTATGTAAATCGTTAAAATCTGTACCTCTTTCATCTGCAAACTTAGGAGCTAATAATTTACAGTTGAGGTCGTTTTGGGCTAACTTTCCATACTTCAAGCCAACGTTAGGAGAATTTTTATAGTCATCATCTGCACAAATAACCGCTTTTTTCTTCCTAAAATATGGAGCAACCTTAGTTAAATTTGAAGCGGTAAAGCAAACGGCAACGCTCCAACCTGTAGCCATGTGGATACTTGCGCCAGTAGCAAAACCTTCTACAAGGGCAATGGTACTAGACCCTTGTATGATAAAATAGCACCCTGACACTTCGCCGCCTGCTAAGTATTTCTTGAACCCATCAGCTTGAATCGACTGAAGACTTCTCATTTTTCCCTCTCGACCCATTGGAATAACTAGAGTTGAACCGTGAAACCTAGCACCGCAAGAGGTTATCTTCTTGCGGTCTAAGTAAGGGCTAGAGCCTTCTTCTTTGCACTTTTCCCAAACCTCTAAACTTCGCGCTTGTGCTTTCTTAAATCCTTCAAGCTTCTTTTTATATTCCTCTTGGGCTTTATCTGCCATCATTTTTTTGATTCTTTGGATTTCTGTTTTATCCGCCTGTATGCTTACACGCCTTTTAATCTTCAATCCTTCTTCGCTATACTTCCAAGACCCATACATACCAGTGTATAAGTTTTGATAAGTGTGAAGAGTGTACCATCCAGACTTACGACGCTCACCCATATACTTGACCTTATGAACCTTCCCGTCAACTACAGGATAATCCACATCAAGCCCGAACTCTGTCATCTGATTAATTGCGTCTTCTAGGGTGGTCATTTAAATGCCCATAAAAGCACAGAAGGAGTCATACTCTTCCTTTGTTAGTGCTACCGTTTGATCGTGAGCAAGAATTATAGAGTAAAGTTCTTTATCAATCTGCTTAATACTCACAATATAATCTGTATTGATAACTACATCCCTGCCATCTTTATAAGTCTTTTTAAACATCTTCATTATTTAACCTTCCTCCCATCAATAAAATAAACCCCGCCTGAATGTCTTACAAAGTCCTTTCCAATCCCTCTATTCTGTTCTATGCGCTTGTAGATGCAGTGAACACTCACACCCAACTTTTTAGCAACTTCTTTAACTGTCATTTTTCTAATGCCTAAAATACGATACTCACATAGTACAGTATAATTGATTATGTAAAGAGTGATTTCTAATGATCCAAAATTATTTTAGAATCCCACTTTACACCCAGCCCCACCCCCTAAGATGATGTTTTAAGGAGATAAGCATGAAACAATACAAAACAGGCGACAAGGTACGAACTAGCGACGATAAAGATGCTAAGTACGAGAACTGCAAAGAACGAATATATTTATTTGAAGCTGACGGATTAGTTCATTGCGTGTGCCCATCTTATAACGAGGATTTCAAAGACCCTGAGCTAGCTTATCAAGCATCACGCTGGCATCATATAATAGAAAAGCCCCCAGCAGAATACACGCTAAAGGGTAAAGACATCGAAATAATGGCTAAGTTTATAAGTAAGTTAGCCGTCGGTATACCCGTCAATGACTACAGGCGTGTACTTGAAATAGAGAAGGAACTCAACGAGGCAACAAAATGAAAGACTACAAACTAGGCGACAAGGTAAGGGTTAGTGATTACATCGACACTGACTACGATGAAGCAGAAGAAAAGATTTTCGTATATCAACGTGATGGTTTTACTTACTGTATTGAAGAAGGTTATGAGGAAGACTTTAACGAAAATGGAGAAGATATTGGCATAAATAGATGGCCTTACATCATAGAAAAGCCAATCGAATACACCTTAAAAGGGGATGAGTTGGTTCTTGTGCTTAAATATATGAAGGTTGGTGTTAGCCCAAAAGAGCATAATAAAATAACTGGTATAGGACAAAGAATAGCAGAGAGTCTAGGACTATGACCCAAAAACTAAGAACCCTAATCCAATCCATTCACGACGACCTAAACAAAGAACACCACGGAATGAACCGCAGTGAAGGACTAGGGCGTGAAAGTCATCGTTGGAATATAGCCAGACTAGAGGCTAGACTTCAGGGGATTGAAGAAGCTAGTAAACTATTGCTTGACAACTCGGGGCCCCATAATATACTAACCTAGTCATAAGGAGATAAGAATGCAAGACTACATTTACGACGATCAATATACTGGGCTAAGACATACCTACGGCTTTGTATTGAGGCCGTTAGATATCAACACCCATCCAAAACTCGGCTGTATTTTGGGTAGCTACAAGGCCGACGATGATCGATCTAGGTATGGAGTAATTGACTACGCTAGAAAGTTAGATGAGGATGAGAGGCAGAAGTGGGAATTGATTTATTTAGGAGTAACAACATGAAAACCACAGTAAAAATAGAAATTGAACTAGAAGTAGAAGTCTTAGAAGGTCATGACTTTGAGTTTAATGGATTCGCAGACACAGACAAAGAAGTTTTTATAGCGTTATGGCGCGCCGCTACTGAAGAATGCCAAGGTAAATACAACTACGAACGATTCATCAAAGAGTACGGTGACGACTTCTAGACAAAAAGTTCAGGGGCCTTTAATGTCCCTATGGACTTCAGAGACATTATTAATCCTTACCATAAGTCTCTGATAAGGCAACCGCATAAAAAGAAACGAACTTCTTGCCTCCGTTGCGGTAAAGAGTTTAGCGGTGATATCGGTCATAGACGTTGCAGTAAATGCAGTCAGACCGTAACACCCAAAAATAGAATTTAGCAACGATTTTTCAACGTCTTACAATTAGGAGACAACAAGTGAATACAGAAGTAAACGAAATTAAAATCAATGGGGTAGATTATGTCCGAAAGGACTCCGTTGAAACTACTAAATGTAGCAGTGGAAGTGTACTTATTAGAGGTGACAGGTCAGGCGTATTTGTCGGTAAACTACTAGAACAAAATGGTAGAGAAGTAACTATAGAGAATTGCCGAAGGATATGGTATTGGGATGGAGCCGCTAGTATTAGTCAGCTTGCAAAAGAAGGAACCAGCAAACCTGAAAACTGTAAATTTCCTGTTGCAATAAGCAGGATGAAGGTTTTAGATGCAATAGAAATTATAGATATGACAGATAAGGCGGTGGAGTCTATTAATTCTGTGGGAGAGTGGAATGAGTAGCTCTAGCTATGGCTCTGGCTCTGGCTATGGCGATGGCTATGGCGATGGCTATGGCTCTAGCTATGGCTCTGGCTATGGCTATGGCGATGGCTATGGCTCTGGCTATGGCTCTGGCTATGGCTATGGCGATGGCTATGGCTCTGGCTCTGGCTATGGCGATGGCGATGGCTCTGGCTCTGGCTCTGGCTATGGCGATGGCTATGGCTCTGGCTCTGGCTATGGCGATGGCTATGGCGATGGCTATGGCTCTGGCTATGGCGATGGCGATGGCGATGGCTATGGCTCTGGCGATGGCGGTGGCTCTGGCTCTGGCTATGGCGATGGCGATGGCTCTGGCTCTGGCTATGGCTATGGCGATGGCTATGGCTCTGGCGATGGCTATGGCGATGAAAAATACACAACAATTTTACAACAATAATAAAAAGGAAAATAAATGGGTTTATTAGATAACTCTTACGACCAAGTTAAAGGGTCAGATTCAAGCGGTTCAATGACGGCAACGGTTTTAGACTGTACCGTAGGAGCACCAGAAATTAAGAAGTCAAAGGCAGGTGATGACTATATTAGTCTTGACCTAGCTTACAAAGGGGACGATGGGGAGTGGCGTTATTTACGCTTTCAAAACTTCAACCCTGAGAAATCACCACAAGGGGCGCAACTATGGAAGAACTTCCTAATTGTGTCAGGTGCTAAGAATGGAAACGATGTGAAAGGACGCAAACTTAAAGCAGTCGTAAACCCAGAACCGTACACTAAAGCCAACGGCGACCAAGGCAAAGCTTATCGAGTATTTGAGATGGGTTACTTCTCAGAAGCTGGCTTGAGTGCTGGTGAGATTGAAGACGGTAAAAAGGAAGGTGAAAAGATGCTTGCTTTACTTCAGAAGGCGGTTGAGTTGCCAGTTGCTAAGATTGAGGCTCCAAAGCCTACAGAAGACGATTCGGATTCAATGCCTTTTTAGGATAAGACCATGAGTAAAGAAATCAAAAACATCTGTATCGGCATATCTGTAATACTATTCGCTATAGTTGGGATATGGTACACGACAAAACTATTCTCTATATGGTCTAGAGAGATGGCGGGTAAGGCTGAACTAGCTGAAGCCACATTCACTAAGCAGATAATGATTGAAGAGGCTCGTTCAAAAAACGAGTCTGCTATTATGCAAGGTGAAGCTAAAGTTAAACTAGCTGAAGCTGAAGCAAGAGCTTTAAAGATAAGCGCACAAGCTGAAGCTGAAAGGGAAGTCATTAGAGCCGAAGGCGTAGCTCAAGCTAATGAAATCATAGGTTCTTCCTTAAAAGGTAATGATGAATACTTACGTTATCTATGGGTTCAAGGTCTAAATGATGGAAGTAGTGAAGTTATTTACATCCCAACCGAAGCAGGTTTGCCAATAATGGAAGCTGGCAAGAGATAGAGCTTTAACAATCACAGGGGCTCGTATCATAGAGCCCCATTTTATACATTAAGGAGATAATGATGAGTGAATTAATAATGCTGTTAGGAGGTTCTGGCGGTGGAAAGAGTAGTAGTTTAGAAAAGCTACCACCAAAGGAAACTCTAATAGTTAGCGTAGATGGAAAGAAGCCGCCGTTTAGCTTGAAGAATTGGCCTAAATTAGAGAAGGATAGACCTGACGGTTCTTTTTATATTCCTAAGCGTGAGAATGTTTATGGATCAATTAAAGGAGCTATCAATTTAGCTCTTGATTCAGGTAAAGATAAAATCATAATTGATGATAGTCAGTATGTGTTAGCTAATCAATTCTTTGCAAGAGCTCATGAAAAGGGCTTTGATAAGTTCAACGAATTAGGTCAACACTTCTGGTTGTTTATTGACTACCTTAGAAGCTTGCCCGAAAACGTAACTGTGTACATGTTACACCATACAGATACAGACGATGTAGGAAACATCAAGCCTAAGACTATTGGCAAGATGTTAGATGACAAGGGATGTATTGAGGGACGTTTTACAATATGTTTGCTGGCTAAAAGAGTTGATGAGGTTTATAAAATATACTCTTCTCTAACAGGTCAGCAAGTAGTTAAGGCACCTAGAGGAATGCTAGATAATGAGATGGATAACGAACTTTACGAAATTGATAAGAAGATAAGAGAATACTATGGAATGTAAAAAGAGAACAGGCCCCGCATATCGCGCGGGGTCACCTTCTAACGTAGAGATAAAGCTCAGAGTTACAGAGGCAGAGGCCAAGAAGATAAGAGAGTATGCTAAGGGGTCTAAGTCGGTTATGGATTATATTAGGAGGAGGATACTGTGAGAATAGAAGCCCTTTACACGCTAGCCAGTGAGCTAGACCAAGACCTTGAAGTGGGCGCAGAGTTCACAAGAGAAGAGAAGCACGAGGTCATGCAAGCAGTCTTGACCTTTATAAATTACCTAACACT